GCCGGGGACAGCGGAGCAGCAACAGCCGGGGACAGCGGAGCAGCAACAGCCGGGAACTGCGGAGCAGCAACAGCCGGGGACTACGGAGCAGCAACAGCCGGGGACAGCGGAGCAGCAACAGCCGGGTACTGCGGAGCAGCAACAGCCGGGAACTGCGGAGCAGCAACAAGTCGTGGAAAATCATCAACCGGCGAAAACGGATTATCTGTTGCAAGAGGAAAATGGGTAAAAGCAAAAGGAGGGCTAGGTTCGATTTTGGTTATTGCAGAAGAAGAACAAAATAGCTGTAAAATTTCCAGCTGGAAAGCAGTAGTTGTTGATGGAGTAAACATCAAAGCAGATACATGGTACACGCTTAAAGATAGAGAACTCATAGAAGCGGAAGATTAGATTTATAAAATGCCCCGGCGGTGATATGAACACCAACCGGAGCCGTAACCACATTACCCAAACTAATGCGGATACAGGAATATTTTACCATTTTCTCCTGTATTACGCAAGCACAGGAGGAAAATATTTATGAACATTGAAAACCAGAAGGACAAGCCAACATGGGAAGGGCTGGAACAGTATTTTGCTGTAGAGGTAATAGAGCAGAGCAAGAGGAATGCAAAACATTGGTTTATAGCGTTTTTGGTAACGCTGGCGGCGCTGATAGGCACCAATGCTGCATGGCTTTATACCGCGGGTACATATGACTATGTTTCCCAGGATGGCACTGGACTGAACAACATCAACACAGGAACACAAGGAGATTTAGAGAATGGGACAGAGAGCCAGGATTAAGAAGAACGGCAAGAGCCGGGGAATCAAGAGAAAGAGGAGGAGATAAACGATGTACATCAATCCATTTTTTGCAGGAGTTGTTTGCACTGTTTTTGCAGAGATACTAATAATTATAGCAATAGCGCTTTATCAGTATTTGAAAAAAGTTGATAGGAGGTAGTAAGAGGTGAAACTTAGTAGAGATAAAATTGATATTGCTCTGGCTAGAAATTCTTTGACTATAACAAATCTTTCCAAACGGTATGGAGTGAGTCGGGCGCGTATGAATGTTATTTTAAATATGCGGGAAGTTACACCCGTGTGTGCCGGACGCATGGCAAATGCTCTTGGTGTGGATGTAAAAGAGATAGTAGAAGATAATTTATCCTGGAATGTATAAACGAAAGGAAGTGAGGACGTGAAATCTAAGAAGCCGTCAGAATGGCAAAAGGACAACATTAGGGTACTAATAGAAGAGGCCAAGATAAGAAATAACTTTGATGATGATGAATTGGCCCAGTACTTGGGATTTTCTACAAGCTATTTTAGAGAACGCAAGGCTAACCCATGTAAACTGACAATAGAAAAGCTTCAGATACTTCTGGAGCTGACCAAAAAGGAGATGAAATTTAGTGAAACAGCTTGAATACATACCTGTTGGAAAAACACACTTAAGCCCCCGTCAGAAAGACCGGATGATTATTCGCGGCTTGACCGCGGCAGTGATGGTCTTAAGCGGATTGCTGGTGATATGCATGGCGGTGATATTATGAGCCGCCGCCGGAATGGAACCAACCGGGCCGGGGCAATGACAAATGCCAGTCGGTACACCGGATATGGTAAGCCAATAAAAAGGGTCGTCAGCTTGACAGAGCTAAACGACCGGATACAAAAAATAACTCAGTCTGATTATATCAGAGATTATGGAGGTTTGCAAGATGGAAGAAAGAACAGTTGAAATTTCTGCCAATGAATATAGAAAGCTTATTGAGCTTGAAGGTCGGGTAAATGCAGCTTTGGTTTTTTTGGATACAGATGAATATGCCCAGCGTAATGTGCTGGTCGGTATTTTGAGAGGCGTACCGGTTAAAGTTCCTAAGGATAAAACACATGATGAATAATTCTAAATGTGATTCTTGCGGATGTTTCCTTGACCCGGAACATTGGAGAGAATGTGATAAATGCCATCAGAGGAAGCTTAAGCGAGTGAAGAAGGTAGAAAGAATGCAGGAGCCTATCAAATCAGAGGGTCAGAATTACACTTTATATTCAGATGGAGGACAAGTAGATGAACTTATATGAAATTGATACAGAAATATTGGGTTGCGTTGACATGGAAACAGGGGAAATCATAGACGATGGACGTCTGGACCGACTCCAGATGGAAAAGGAAAAGAAGATTGAGAATATAGCTTGCTGGTACAAAAATCTCAAAGCGGAGGAAGGTGCCATTGATTCTGAAATTAAAAATCTTAATGCAAGAAAAGTAGCCGCAGGTAATCAGGCCGAACGGCTTAAGGAATACTTATCTGGATATCTTGACGGTGAGAAGTTCAAAACGGCGAGAATTTCAATATCTTACCGTAAATCAGAATCGGTTGTGATTGAGGATACATCTAATATCCCTACAGAATACCTTGTTACCAAGGAGCCGGAACCGAGCAAAACCAAAATTAAAGAAGCCATAAAAGGAGGTCTTACAGTTCCAGGGGCGCATATTGAACAGAAACAGAATATACAGATTAAGTAGGTGTTGTGTATGGAAAATCTTGACTTATACCAAAAGGTCCGTTCTGTCCCGGATAGCGCCAAGAAAACCATTAAGGGAGGCCGTACCAGCGGTATGACCGATATTAACCCAATGTGGCGCATAAAAGTCCTAACTGAGCAGTTCGGGCCATGTGGGATAGGATGGTACTACATCCCAACAAATAAGTGGTTGGAAACAGCGGGTAATGAGATAGCAGCTTTCGTTGATATCGAGTTATATATAAAGGTTGATGGGGAGTGGTCTAAACCAATCTCTGGGAACGGCGGGAGTATGTTTGCATCAAAGGAAAAGTCTGGAATATATGTATCTGACGAATGTTACAAGATGGCAACCACAGATGCTATATCGGTAGCGTGTAAGCAGCTTGGGATTGGCGCGGATGTGTATTGGGGTTCAGACCGGACTAAATACAGCAACGAACAAATTCCAGAATCAAAAAGTGAAAAGAGTATTTCAAAAGAAAAGAAGCTAACCGAGGAACAGGTAAATGATTTGATAGCAGAGTGTGATAGGACTGGTAAACATTGGAGGGTCATCTGCTCTCTGTATGCTGTAGAAAAATTTAGTGATATGGTTGAATCTCAGTATAGAGATTGTATTAAAAGGTTCAAGTCCACCCCGGACAAACCCTCTAACGATAATCCTGCCCCTCCAGATAATATGCAGGATAGTGGACTTCCCTGGAATTAAAGAGGTGATTATATGCATGAGTCAGCGGATATAACAGCATACAAGCTGGTTCCTGAGGGGACATATTTGCAGATATTTATTCCTGGGAAGAATCTCATGGAACCGATTATTGAGAAGCACATGAATAGTTGCAGCATATGGCTTGACGATGGCAGGCACATCAGTTCAGACCAGCGCCGAAAGATTTATGCCACAGTCAATGACATATCGGCTTATTCTGGGAATGTGCCAGAGGTCGAGAAAGAGTGGCTTAAGTATTTACATATTAATCGGACCGGATGCGGATATTTTTCTCTGTCTGATTGCTCCATGGATACTGCTAGGGAGTTTATCAATACAATGCTGGATTATGCATTGGAACAGGGAATACCGCTGCTGGATTTTTCCCTTAACCGTACCGATGATATAGGACATTACCTGTATGCATGTTTGAAACTCAATAAGTGCGCTATATGCGGTAGGGATGGAGAGATACACCATGTAGATACTATCGGCATGGGAAATGACCGGAGAAAGGTTGATGATTCGGATTATCGGAAAATATGTCTATGCCGGCAGCACCATACAGAAGCGCATAACATAGGGATGACAGAGTTTGAGAGCAAATATAAGGTATATGGAATTAGGTTTGACGATTGATGTATCTTGGAGGATAAAGCTAATGGAACTAAAAATTATGGTAGAACATGAGATTTCTCCGGATTCGGAGAAATGCACATATGGAGGAGACTTCTGGGGGAAGGATGTATGTCGCTATCACACACATAGGGATAGGACGCATGGTAGAAAGGCACCTAAAGAGAGAAATGTGCCAAAATGTACCTTGTTTAATTGCTGGTTGGAAGGAGAGTACGTAAAATGCTCTCAGTGCATTAGGGCTGCGGAAATGTCAGCTATGCACAATTAAGCATTGGTATCTTTTCACTTTGCGGGATGATACATACAACGGTAATGATTACCGGTCAGATTGCTAATATGTCACGATATACTTTCTGACCCTGGGCCGGGACCTATCAAACCTCCTTTACCCGGCCCGAAAGGAGGGATTGAATTGAGATACACAAGAAATTCTGATGTTATCCAATGCGCTGTATACAATGCCCTGGGCGTAGGAAAACAGAATGCCATTAGCAGGGCGGAACCCAGCCGTATAACTGGATATAAGGATAGACGTATCCGTGAGGCGATAGAGGCCATGCGATACAGTAAGGTTATCATTAACCTGGACAATGGTGACGGATATTACATACCTGACTCAACGCTCCAGGGGCGCCATGAAGCCGCTGCCTGGATTGCAAGGCAGGACAGGAGGATACAGTCCATGAAGGCGGCTACAAAGGGCGCTAGGCGGTTCGTGAACGGGGTAAGGAGCAAGGGTATCCCAGGCCAGATAAGTATGTTCGGGACGGGAGGCATGTAGATGGGGAAAGCACAGCGTGAAAAAGGAAAGCGTGGTGAACGGGAACTTGCCAATCTCCTTAAGGACCATGGATATAGCTGTCGTAGGGGGCAACAGTACTGTGGCTCCAACGGGGATGCGGATGTGGTGGGCCTTCCAGGCATACATATTGAGTGCAAAAGAGTTGAGCGCCTTAACATTGAGGATGCCATGAGGCAGGCTGTAGACGACACTGGGGCGGAGATATTACCGTTTGGTGAGGAAATATACCCAGCCGTGTTTCACCGCCGTAATCGTGGCACATGGCTGGTTACAATGCGCCTGGAGGATTGGATAGCATTGTATAAGGAGTGGGAAGCCGGTCGAGACATTGATAGCAGGTGATAGGATGGATGGACATATTAAGCTTTACCGCAAGTTCCTGGACTGGGAATGGTATCAGGACATAAACACGAAGGTTTTATTCATCCATATGCTCTTGAAGGCCAACTGGAAGGATGGAAAATTTATGGGTACAACTATCCCGCGTGGCTCTTTTGTATCATCCATCAAAAACCTTGCATCCGAAACAGGGCTTACGGAAAGGGAGATTAGGACAGGAATTTCCCATCTAAAAACGACAGGCGAAGTGACAAGCAAGGCGACAAACAAATATAGCGTATTTACAATAACAAACTATGACTTGTACCAGTCGGACGACAGGCAAGACGACACCCAGGCGACAGGCGAGCGACATTCTAACGACAAACGAACGACAACAATAGAAGAAAGAAAGAAGGAAATAAAGAAAGAAGATAATATATATAGTGCATCCGGCGACAGGAAGCAGCAGGCATCTGCCTTGTTTGAAACCTTGTGGAAGCTGTACCCACACAAGAAGGGGAAGGGACAGGTATCCGATACCCAGAAGCAGAAGCTCCTGAAAGTGGGTGAGGATGAGCTTAAGAGGTGTATTGAAAGATACAAGGATGACCTTAAGCGGGATGCATCCTGGAGGAAGCCGCAGAACGGAAGTACATTTTTTAACAGTGGATATGTGGATTATCTGGATTCTAATTATACAGGAGGTGGAGGCAGTGGACCCGTTACAGGAGATGGTCAGCAGAATACAGGAGGAACGCAAACATATAGCGATGACTACCTCGAAGGAGCCGGAGAAGGATTTACCGGATTCTGATGTCTGCCCCATATGCCACGGTAAAGGGTGGGTGTACTGGTGGGACGAGGAAGGCCGGGAAAACGGATATAGATGCGATTGCGGGCTGGTAGAACGGCAGATAGCGGACAGAAAGCTTGAATTTGCGAACATACCAGAAGCATTTAAAAACCTGGACATACGCTCCTTCGATTTTGGGGTATACCGGAAGAATGAGAGCCAGAAGATAATCAGGAATACCGGTGCAGCCATTAAATATTATCTGGACAATCTGGAAGGAATGCGGAAGGACGGGATGGGACTGTACCTGTATTCCGGGACCAAGGGGTCAGGCAAGACACGAATGGCCGCAAGCATAGCAAACGAGATGGTCAGTACATACAGGATGCAGGTTAAGTTTGCCGGCTCTATGCAGATTATCAACGAGATTAAGGCCACATGGGATGATAAGGACAGAAGCGAGAGCGACCTGTTAAGAGCGTTATCCACTGTACAGGTCTTGGTGATAGATGATTTCGGAACGGAGATTCCGAAGGACTGGATTGGAGAACGGTTTTACAGCATCATCAATGGCCGGTACCAGGACAAGCTGATAACAATGTACACCAGCAATTTAAGCCTGCAAGACTTGCGATATGATGACAGGATAACCAATAGAATCAAGGAACGTACATTCCAGCTTCCATTCCCGGAAGAATCCGTTAGGGAACTGATAGCAGAGCAGAACCGGAAAGCGCTTATAGAAGGAATGAGAGGATAGGAGTGCAGAGTTGAAGGAAATACATAAAAAAATCCTGGTGTTTGTAAAGCAATACATGTTAGAGCATGATTATCCCCCCACAACCAGGGAAATAGGGGATGGGGTTGGTTATACGTCAAGCTCTACTATCTGGGGATATCTGCGGGATATGAAAGAGATAGGGTTGATTGATTATGTGGATGAATGCCCTAGAACTATAACAATACCGGGAATGCAT